CATTGGGTTACCTATACCTGTAGAGCTTGAACCATAAAGAGTTGTTATTTGGCTTGAAGAAAGAGAGTAATTATAAATGGATACAGCGTCTACTTTGCCATCTATAGCAAATGGGTTTGAACTTGAATATCTTCCAATCTCTAAATTATTATAAGCAATACCTGATGGTGAAGTTGTTATATTGTTAAATGTAGCAACATTTGAATTATCAATAAATAAATTCATATCAGTTCCATCAGAAACTATTACAATATGATGAAAATTGTTATCACTTATTGCAGATGTTTTTTCAATTTTATCTTGCGCTCCACCACCAGCACCTCTATAAAGTGAAAAGAAAATTGTATTTGTTCCAATGCTTGTTCTATTATCATAAGCTAACCAAAACCCGTGCTGACTGCTACCACTTCCATTAGTTTGTAAAATAGTTTGTAAACTATTAGCATTGTAATTATCAAATTTAATCCAACAAGAAATACTAAAAACACCAGTTTGTTGTACAAAATTAAATTTTTCATTACACGTTATATAACTACTCCCATCAAAGTCCATAGAATAGTTACTCTGCTTGTTAACATTGCTTTCCGTGCCATTAAAAGCGTTAGGAAGTCTCCATTGGTCATTTATAAATTCTGTACTCATATTAATCTCCCATTCTATTCCAGTAAATTAGGTTTGAACCTGATACTGTGGTTAAGTCTTTAGTTAAATTAGTTGATGTTCCATTATATATCTCTGCTACTTGTGTAGATGTTAGAGCTGTGTTCCAGATTCCTACTTCGTCAATAGAACCGTTAAAATATAATTCTTTTCCAGTATTACCATTATTAGTTCTTGCACCTATAACGATATCAATATCTTCTATATTAACACCACTTACATCTGTTTTACTTCCATCTAAAGAACCATTAATATAAATTTTAATAGTATTTGAACCATTAAAAGTTACAACACCGTGATACCAAGTATTTAAACTTAATGTAGTACCACTTGAATTAGGAAAATCTGCGTTAGCACTACTATTACCCCAACCTAATTTATATGATGGTGAAACATATAAAATATTTTCATTTGTGCTATTAGCTCTACCTGTACTTAAAATCATTGGATAACCAGACGGAGCTGATGCTAATTTAAACCAAGCTGACATACTGAAAGGATTGCTTCCTGTTATTCCAGAACCAGAACCAGCACTTAAATAATCATTTGAACCATCAAAGCTCATACTGTAATTATTAGCAATTCCAGCTACAGCTATTTCTACAGTTTGAGTAGATGTATTTGGACAAACACTTGAACCACTTGAAGTAGTATTATAAGTAACTGTATGACTCGCAACAGTAGAAGCACTTAAATCTATCTCTCCAGTAGTTGAGTTAATTACTAAACCAGTAGTTCCGCTAAACGTTCCACCTGTTAATCCTGTAATAGTTGGCGTTGGGTCTGCATCTGTAGGTTCGTAACTACTTGCAGAGTAACTAAATGCAGCATTGTCTAAAGGTGTTTCTGTAACTGTTACACTTGATGAAGTAGTAGAACAACCATTAGAATCTGTTCCAGTAACAGTATAACTTCCAGCGGTTGCAGTTATGCTTTGAGTAGTTTCACCACTTGACCATAAATAACTACTTAATCCAGCAGTAGCAGTAAGTGTAGTATTTGAACCAGCACAATAAGAAAGAGTTCCGCTAATAACTACATTAGGAGCAGCATTAATAGTTAAAGTTTGAATAGAACTATTTGGACAGCTTCCACTTGTTACAAAACCAATAACATAAGTTCCAGCAGTAGAAGCATCTAAATCAACCTCACCTGTAGAAGTGTTAAGACTTAAACCAGTAGAAGAACTAAATATTCCTGTAGTACTTTTAGTTGGTGTTGGGTCTGTAACATTATCACAGTAAGCATTTGAACTATAAGCAAAAGTAGCATTATCTAAAGCAGTTATAGTTATTGAATTAGTTACAGTAATTGGACAACTACCAGTAGTAGTATATTCTACGCTATATGTTCCAGCAGTAGAAGCGTTTTTATCAATAACACCATTTGCATCAATACTTAATCCGCTTGGACTATTAAAAGTTCCGCTTTCACCTGTGATAGTAGGAGTAGCAGTTAAAGAATAATTACCATGATAAACTACTATACCAGCGTTTGGCATATAGTAAGTAATTCCGCTTAATGTGTGGCTGTGAGATGTACCATCTGAACTAACTGCATTAGAAGCAGATTCAGTAGAATATAGTGGATAGTAACCCTCTACAGCTAAAGCACCAGTTGGCATTTGACAATAAGAACTTGAATCATAAACAACCGTTGCAACATCTAAAGGAATTTCAGAAACTGTAGAAGCAGAAGAAGTAGCACTACAGCCATTGCTATCAGTACCAGTTACTGTATAACTACCAGCAGTTACATTTATAGCTTGTGTAGTTGCTCCAGTACTCCATAAATAAGAAGATAAACCAGCAGTTGCAGTTAGTGTTGTTGTACTACCAGCACAATAAGTTAAAGTTCCTGATATTTCAACAGTTGGTAAAGCATTAACTGTTATTTGTGTAGAGCCAGAGCTTGTACAACCATTAGAATCTGTACCAGTAGCAGTAAATAAAGTTGTAGTAGTAGGTGAAACTGTTATTGAATTGCCTGTAGATCCATTACTCCAAGAATAAGAAGCAGCACCACTTGCAGTTATAGTTGTACTTTCACCAACACAAATTGTACCAGCAGAAACACTTACAGTTACACTAGGTAAAGCATGAATAGTTAAGTCAAAAATAGCAGTTGCTGCATCAGTATCTGTATAAGTTACGGTGTATGTAGAAGCAGTAGAAGCATCTATATCAATTACACCAGTTGTAGAATTTATTACTAAACCAGTAGTAGAACTAAATGTACCAGCACCAGCATTATTAGAAACAGTTGGTGTAGGATCTGAAGCATCAGCACAAAAAGAATTAAAAGCATAAGAAATAGAAACAACTGGTTGACCACCAACAATATTAGTTAAACCAGCATTTGTAGATTCGTAAATTTTACCAAATCCATTAGTAGAATTAGCTTTTGCTTTTCCGTAATCGTTAGAATTATTAACTGCACCTTGTCCCCATCCGTTTTCTACTGCCATAATCTATCTTAAATACCACCCATTAAAATTATCATCATAATCTGGGTTAATGTCCTCATTTTGATTTGTAAAATATTCTGGAAAATTTGCACTTGCATTAAAATTTAAGTAGTCTATCATTCTAGTTGAATAGTACTGAGCTGCATCACGTTCAGCTTCTACTAAATATTCTACTTCATCTTTGCTTAATGCAGTAGCATTTTCTGCGCTGTTTCTGTAAATACCACCATTAGCTATTGTTATGCCTAAATATGGTAAAGCTCTCATAAATCCGTAGTGAATAAGTATCGGTTTTATATAAGTATCTACAAGAGTTAAATAATTACCTGTTAAAGTGCCACCATCAATATCAGATTTAAGTTTTTCATAAAGATCAGTACCTAATAACCTCTGAACCTCTATATCTTGTGCCATCTCGACATAAGGCAATAGTTTATCAGTATCTACATTGCCATTGGCTGCTGTAAATGTTACTAAATCCTTTCTTTGTATGAATAAAACTTTAGCCATTTATATTGTTACGTTAGGTATTTGGCTTGCTTCGTATGCTACTTTTTTAGCTAAATCAGGGTAATTTTGTAATTCAGATTTTAATTCTTTGTACCCTTTTACATCATTTGCTGAAACTCCTAATTCTTTTGCAATTTTTTCAACTTTTGCTAAAACATCTTTTAATCCAGCACCTTTATTAGATAATTTTTCAACTTTTGCTTCTAAATTATCTTGTGCATCTAAAGCACTATTATAAGCTTTCAATTGTGCTTTTTCATATTTATCTTTTTCTTTTTCTACTTGTGCCATTAAACCATTTAAGTCATCATAACTTTTTTTAATGTTTTTTAACCCTTTAGTTACGTCATCTGCTACAGACAATTCTACCTTCTCTGACTTTAACTCTACTTTGTTAAGTGCTTCGTACACTCTTTCTAATGTTGTTTTCATTTTTATTATTTTATGCGTTTGAAATATCTTTTGCTAGTTTTTCTGCTTGTTTTATATCTTGAAATAATTTTTGTAAGTTCATATCTTTAGGCGAAACACCTAATTCTTTTGCTATTTGTTCAGCTTTATTAGCATCTTTATTAAATTCTTTTATTTCTGTTTCAATAGCAGCTGCTGTATATTTTGCTTTTGCTAATTGACTTTCTGCTGTTTCTTTAAATTTCATTATAAGATTATAATGAGTTTTAGTATCTTGCCATAGACCTAACTCTATCTTCTCAGACTTTAGCTCTACCTTATTTAACTTTTCGTATACTCTTTTTATTTCCATAATTATTTACTTGTTGGATATGCTCCTCTATCACTTCTTGTTCTTTCTGCTTTTGCAGCTCTTTTATGTCCTCTTGGCTTTGCTTTATAGCTTTTAGGTATTTCCTTAACTACATCATAATCACCTAACTTTTTACTTCCTTTTTTACCATCTAAAGCAGCATCAATTTTCATTTTATATAAAACTTCTCTCCACTTATGTCTACAATAAATCCCACCTTTGAACTTAAATAGGTCGTACTTTTGACCATTATGCATAGGTAGTTCAGCAGCTTTAAAATTTAAATTTCTACTTGCTTTATCAATATCTTCTAATCTAAATACAACACCTCTTTTGCTTCTAGACATCATTTCCTCACAGAACTTTCTAGAACTGCTCTTAGAACCTTTCTTAGTGCCTACATCGTACTTGTACCTAACTTTGTAATAAGACTTATCTAATATTGAAAATCCTTCTGGATTGTTTTTAATAGGTGTATCACTTTTAACTGCTTCTGCTAAGTGTAAAACATTGCCAGCCCATTCTTCAACATTTGAGTTTTCTTCGCTAACATCTCTAATGTCTGCTATTTCCCATTCATCACTCATTAATTCACCTTCTAAACCTTCTAAAACAGTATCAAATACATCATCAGGTATATCAGTTTTTTTAGAAGCCATCATTTCTAGCTTAGAAAAATCATCTTCTTTTACACCAGTTTCTTCTTCTTGTACTTCGTCATTAGCTACTTCAACTTCTATAAATTCTAAAGGATCACTTGTCTTAAAGTAAAGGTTTAAGCTTATTCCGTTAACCTCTAGTATCTCGTTTAAAGCATCACAAATTAAGTCTTGATATGGTTTTATAGTAGTGTTAGAAAATAACCTTTGTGCAGTTCTAATTTCATCTTCATTAGAACCTAATCCACTACCACCCATGTCTCTTAATCCAATAAGTAATGGAGAAGTAACACGATGTGTTAAAAGAATCATTCTCTTGCATTCTTCACTTAAATATTCATAAAGCTCTGGTGCTTGTTGTACTGGTAAGCTGTCGATGGTCGTTTTTTGCTCTGCATTGTGGTTAAATGCTACAATTACCTTTTCGCCATTTGCTCCAGTTAGTCTATTTAAAACTTGAGATTTAATCTCTTGCATTTTTTGTTCTGAAGGTACTCCACTATTGAAATTAACTATAGTTCTAGAATTAAAACTAGACATAGTTTCATTAATAAGATAATCTGCAATCTCCGATTCTAGAACGGGGTACGAAGTAGACCAATCACAAGGACTATAGTAGTAATAAGAAGGGATATATTTCTTAATTACATAAATTTCATTGCCACTATTTTTAGAGCCAAAAACAGGCATCTTAGTTAGTTCTGTAGCTTGGGTTACTTTAGTCCAATCAGGTGCATAGAAGTAGTTCTCTATCTTCCCTTTATCGTTCATTTTTTCAGCACGTAAAGTTTCTCTAGGGAAATGAGAAATTGAAGCTATTTTTTTACCTTTGTAAGTAACTTGTAAAGAAGCTTCTCCTAACATTTTAAGATCTAAACATACCTTTCTTAAACAGTCTGGTTTTAGCAGTCCTTTCATTTGAGCATATTGCTCTGGTTTTTTAGAAGAATCTGTTGCATCTAATCCTCTACCGTAAATTTGTTGACCTATTCCTGTAATAACACTTCTATTTGTTGTGCTATTCATATAGGCATCTATAAGGTCTTGATAGTAGTTATTATCTTCTCCTATTCCAACCCAGTCTCTGTTCTTTTCTTCAGTTATTACTGGTTTTTCGTATTGGCTTAATTCAAGTAGATGTACGTTGTTCATGGTGCAGAGTAATATGTGTATTCATTAGCTCCTGTATTGTGTTGTGTATAAACACCAGAAGTCATTTCATAAGTTGATGAAGCTTGATTAGTACAAAAAACCTTGTCTCTAAATATTAATTTATCGTCTGTAGTATTTTGTATTTCTATCATGTAAAAAGAACCCTCTATAAGAGCTTGTGAGGTTACATAAGTAGAATAGAAACTATTGCTGCCTATTGATGCATTAGAATCCGTTAAAATCACCTTATTCTTGTTTTTAGAAGTTATTTTTAAAGTGTAGGTTTTACTACTAGAAATATCCTCTCTAGGTATAAAATTTATTGTTCCGCCTGTTGTACTTAATATCTGCATCTTAATCTTTTAAAAAAAAAGGTGGTTTAAAATTAATCGAACCACCCTTTTCACACCCTGTACTATATGTACTTTACATATAATACCCACTAAACATCTTAACTGTTTGTACCTACAACTACAGTTGCAGTAGCACTAGACATTCCAGCAAATGGATTGCCAGCAACAGCTCCAGCTATAAAGTTTGCTGGTAATTTTTCACTACCTGAAAGAGTTAATGTTGTTCCACTCATGTCAGCGAAAGCTGCTCCAGTAGTTATACTACCACCCGAAACACTAAGACCGAAATCTTTTCCAGCCAAAAACGCATTATTATTATTGTCAACAATAACACAATGAGGTCGGCTAAAAGCCATAAGCTTAAATTGAACCATATCTTCTTTAGTAAGTTTCTGTAGGTTTAATGTTAAAGTTTGCTCGAAAAAAGTAGTTCCAGCATCTTGAGAAGAAGTAATAGCTTGCTCTAATGAGTTAGCACCCTTTACTAGGTACTTATACGCTGAAAATGTTCCAGCCATGTCTGTAATCTCATCTGAGCTTTCTGTTATAGCACCAAGATCACCAAAGTCTACAAAGTAAACTGCATCAATCCCACCTACTACATCTTTACAAGGTACATTTCTACCCGCTGATAAATCGCATGCCATATTTGTTATTTTTAAAAAGGGGAGTATTACAACTCCCCATTATTAGTTAATTAATTAGGTATAGTAAGTAACTTCTTCAAGTAACCCAGTCTGAATACCAGCTTTAAATCTTGCAACAAATCTTACATTTTGGTCACCTAGCGTTGAACTTGTATCAATTAAGGACATTTCTGATAAGTCCCCTTCAATACCACAACCAAAGAATAAGTTTGATTTTTGTGCAGCAGCCATGTCATTAGTTGGTAATCCAGGAGCTTTAAATATTTTGATTCCATCAAACATTAATGCATTTCCTAAATCTTGGTTGTTACCTTTTCCATCAAAACCATTAGCACCTAAACCAGCAGCACCAAAACCACCAAGTGATCTTACATACATTTGATAAATGTGATTTGATACATAGATGTGTAAATCTTCTTTGTCTAATAAAGCAGAATTGTTTGCACTTACATTGTCAACTACTTTTCCAATTTCGTCTACAACATTAGCAGCAGTTACAGTAGTACCAGTAACAACAGCTCCACCAGCTAGTGAAGAAGCATTAGCAGCCCAAGTAGTTGTGAAACCATCAAAAGCATTTGCTCCAGCTGCACCTTGCCAAATCATTGTCTCAACATTAGCAGCAATTTTAGCTACATATTGTTGTGAGATAAAATCTGCATAACTTTTAGGTAGTACATAATTAGGTACTGAATAACCCATTTGTGCGCTAGTCCAATCCTGTGAGAATGTAGTTTTACACTCTGTTTTGTTTATTTGAAATTCTTTTACTTCTAGTACTCTTTCTGAAATTGTTACAGTTCCAGCATCTGTATAATCACAAGAAGCACCAACCATTAAGTCGTTACCTAGTGCAATTTTCTTTATTACTTCTTTATAAGCTACATTTGGATAAACTGTAACCCCACCATTATCAAGTGTCTTACCACTCAATAAAGCTGCTGCTATCATTTTATCTTTATATTCCCCTACGTAACTTGTCGTTAACGATGTTGCCATTTTATTTTATTTTTATTGATTAAGTTTTTGATAAATTCTATTTTGGATAGTGTTGGGATAGCTCTTTTTTAATAAAGACTTAGTTTCAGATTTAGCTTCTGGATTGTGAACAACTGGTTCAGCAACTTCAGCAGATAATTCTTCTTTTTCTACTTCTTCTTTCATTTCTTCTTTAGACATATTTTCAATCATGCCTTTAATTTCTTCCATAGCTTTAGAAAATTCTTCTTTAGTGACATATTTCATTTCTTCTTCTTCTAATTCAGTTTCTTCAACTTTTTCTTCTTCAGTTGCAGTTTCTTCAGAAGCTTCTACCTCTTCTTCTTCCTTAACTTCTACTTCTCCAATAGCATCAATAAGGCCTTCTTCTTTAACCATTAATTTTCTGCCATCTTCTAAAGCATACTCACCTACTGGTAAAGCAATATTTTCATCATCTTCTGATTTAATAAATATTGATTCTCCTGATTCGAATTTTTCGGCAACTAGGATAGTTCCGTTATCTAATTTGATTTCTTCTAGTTGTACAGATACCTCTTCAGATAGTTCAATACCTACAACTTCTTTGATTTTACTAAGTATTTCTTGCGCCTTCATACTAGTTATCCGTACAAAAGCGCAAATTGATATACTTATTTTTAAACTTTTTTTTAGCCAGCTCCTATGCCTTGAGCGTGTAATGATCCATCACAGCATTTTTTACTGTATGTTTTACTATCTGCACATAAGCAACCACGCTTTCCACCTACTGGGGATGTTCTGCTTTTTCTACCTGAAGGTATTTTTTCAACTTTTCTTCTTTTCATCTCTATTTAATTGGTACACAGTTAGGTACTTTTTTACCATTTTTTATCTTCATTCCATACTGCTCATAACCAGCTTGACAAGGTTTTTTCATTTCGTGCTTTTCACAAGGCATAAACCAGTCTTTATCTTCAAAATTATGAACGTGAAACCCTTCACAACCTAAGTTTTTAGCCATTTGTTCTGCTTTTTCTTGTGTACTGTAAGCTAATCTGTCATCTATTATTGCAAAATTGTCATCTACTACCATAGAAGCTAGATCTATTTCTCCTAATTTTTTTAGTTTGCTTTCACTCCATCTAAGGGCAGCTTTACCACCCCACAACAAATAAGAAATAGTACCACATGCTTCATTGTTTCCTTCGTCATAGTATTCACCAGCTCTGCTTAAATAAGAATACATTCTTTTAATTGTTTCTACTGAAAGATTTCTTTTTGCTTCTAAATCAGCACTCCTTATTTTTCCTATATCAGTTGCACATTTATTATTTACTTTTTCATTAAGTTCTCTGCCTCTTTTAGCATTGTTACTAACTGCATCTGGATAATCATTATAAGATTCTAGTTCTACATTCTCATCAGATAAAATGTTTTTAATATTACTTAGCATGTATTCAGCTTCTTCTTCTTCTATAGCTGCCATTTCAGATTTAGCATCTGATTTTTTAATAGAAGCTTTATCTGCAAAATATCCTTCAATAGAAAAACCTTTATATTTTTTACCTTCTTTAATTTCTGCCCATAATTCATCATCTGTAATTTTCATTGAAATCATCCAAGTTCCTTTTGGCACATCTAAACCATAAATTCTAGATTTATCTTGTTCTCCTTCAACTATCCAACTTTCGACCACCGTAAGGCCAGAAGCTTTCATTTGATGCTCTAAGGTTGCATTACTTTGGTTGCCATTTTGAAAGAATAATTCACTTGACCTTCTAACTGTATCTTCTGAAAAATAAACATAAAACATAGTATCGTTTCTCTTTCTAAATATTGGCTTGTTAGGTATTAAAGCAGCACCCATAACAATACGCTTTTCATCATCTACTTTAGCCAGTTTTATTTCTTGATCTGCTAGTGCTATAAAATCACTTTCAATTGCTGGGTTTTCTACGATAGAAACAGCTTCTATACCTACCATTTCTTCGTTTTCTTCATCTAATATTAATTCTATTATATCCATTTTGTTTTGTTTTAAAAAGTTGCTTGTTGAATAGTGTTGTTAGCGAGTTGTTGTGCGGTAGTAACATCTCCAGAAACTACAAATGCTTGTACTGGTTGTTGTTGGCCTAATGCTCCAGCTACTTGGTTAAACCCTGATTGACCCACAACATTAAAACTTGGAGCTTGCGTTGGAGAAGTATTTGCTCCACCAGTACTTGTTGAAGGTGATGTAGTATCAAAAGAACTACTATTAAATTGTGTTTTTTGTATGTTCTTTACTTGTGCAATACCAGATGCAGTTACTATTGCTGCATTAATAAAATTTAGAGGTGGTGCAGAACTTGCTAATGCTTTAGAAACACCAACAGAAGTATTTATTATTGCGTTGGCTATTCCTATTGCTTTATTTACTTCAAATGCTTTCTTTTGGCTTGCTTCATCTTCTTTTGCAAATGCTTGTGTTAATTCATTGATAGCAATTAAAGCATTCATTGTTGTGGCTGCTGCTATTTCAAAAGCATCTAAGTTTTCTTGTCTTGATTTTTTAGTTTGTTCTTCTACACTAATTGTTTGGTCAGCAATTTCTTTATCTCTTAATAAGTTTTGTTGTCTTGATTGTTCTTTAAACTCATTTAAAGCAATTTCAGCATCTATCTTAGCTTGTGTACCAGCATTAGCATTATCTATTACAGTTTGCAGTCTTGCAGTTTCTATTTCTTGTTCTTCAGCATCTATTTTTTGTAATTCTAATAACCTTTTCTTTTCATCTTCTATTTGTTCTGCATTAAACCTTTTTCTTTCAATAGCTAAATTATTTTCAGATTCAAGTTTAGAATTGATAAGTTCTTGTGCTTCTTTTTCAAGTGCTGCTTCATTTGTCTGTTGTTCACTTCTAAAACCAGCTACTTGCGCTCTAACTGCTGCAAGCTCGTTCTCAGCTTCCATTACAGCTTTTTTAGACTCTACATTATCTTTATCTTTTTTTAGTTCTGCTCTTGCTGATCTTAATGAAATTTTAGCATTTTCAAGCATTGCAGCTTGTTGTTTTTCAAGTATTAAACCAAGTTCATCATTTGCTTTTTTTCTCTCGTCTATACTTTTTCTTTCATCATCTCTTATCTGTCTTTGTGATTCAGCTAATAAATCATATTTTTCAATAAGGCCTTGATTAGCTACAGCAGCAAGTTCGGCAGTTTTTTTAAGTTCTACATTTGCAGTAGCTTGCTTTACTGTAGATTTAGTGTATTCTGTTAATGCAGTTACACCCTCACTAATTACTTCTGTTGCTTTCTCTACTGAATTTTCTACTCCTGTAATTGAATCTACAAATGAACTACCAGCATCTTTTGCAGAATCCATAGCGCCAGAAAAATCACCTTTTAAAACTTTAGCAACTACTTTAGACAAATGACCAAAAGTGTCTATTGTTGCTTTTATTCTATTAATTATATTTTCTATAACAGCTTTTCCAAATGCTTTTATACTTTCTACAGGATCATCAAATATTTTCTTGAAAAAGCCAGAAACTGCACCTACATTTTTAGATATAAAATTAAAGAAGTCATTAAAAGCTATAGACAAACCTTCAAATGCAATATTAAAAGTATCTACTACTTTTTGGTTTTCTTCAAATAGTTGTTTTAATAAACCAAATGCTGCAATTGCTAACCCAATACCAGCAGCTTTTAATGCAGTACCCATCATTTTAAAACCACCAGCAACTCCTTTAGCACCTTTTTTTAATGTATCTAATGCTTTACCACCTTTTTTTAAATCACCTACTTCAGTATTAGTTTTTTCTAAACCAGTATTAAGAGTTTCAACTTCACTAGATAAATTTTCAATATCTTTTTCAGCTTTACCAGTCTTTGTTATTATTTCAAATATTTTAGTTATCATGCTTCATTCTTAATTGGTTTAAACCTTCTCTAATTGTTAGTGGTACTTTGTTAGATCCTAATGCTATATTAATGTGTTTATCATATAATTTATTATCCTTACAAAATTCTAATGCTTCTAATATTGTTTTCATAATTACCCCCCTGAATCTGAACCACTTGAACCACTTGTACTATCTGAACTGCTTGAGCTATCTGAACTGCTTGAGCTTGTAGGTAGTTCTGATGGTTCGTTTAGTAGTTCAAAATTTGTTTCTCCTGATTGTAGTTTAGTGGACATTTTATTAATTGTATAAGCTCTTGTGCCAACCACAATTAAATCATCTAATGTTAGATTTAATAATACTTTTAAAGGCAATATTGCAGAGAACTTAAATATCCTTGTTTTTTTGTTAAATACTCTTGTAATGTAGTTAGTGTAGTAAGTTTGAAATAAACTGTTATTATTACCACCATAATCTGTTAATTGATAACTATCTATTTCACTACCAAAATTTAAGTTGTATGTAGGTGGTGTTGTAGATGTGCCTAATTCATTACAAGCACTTGGAATCCAGTAATCGTTTAAACTTGTGTTTGTCCCTATTGGACACAAAGCACCATATGTTTCTGGTCTTGTACTTTCTAAATAATTTATATTGTCTTGATTCTGTTGATAGATAGCATAAAATAAAAGTGGTTGCCCTATACTTGGATTTAAATCATCATCTAAGAAACTGCCAACTTGTATTGTGCTTAAAGCGCCACTTGTTTTATCTTGTAGTCTTTCAAACAACATATGCTCAAATGGTAAAGTAATTTTGTATTCATTCTTTTTACTTGCATCACCAATGTAGTTTAGTTCACCATATCTTCTGTTGTTCATACTTCTAAAAGTTTGAGCAAGTATGCTTTTTGGCTCACTATATTCTAAATCTACGTTTGAAAATGGCAATGCCTCTCCTACAGTATGTTCATCTGTTTTAACAAACTCTGTAATATTAAAAGTATCACCAGCGGCATAATAACTATCTAAAGTTTTAACTACTATCTGGTCATTAAAATCAACATAAGCAGTCAAGTTAAAAGCTCTAAACAAGCCATTTAAAAAATCTTTAATTGATAATTCTGGTATTTGTTCAGTAATTATTATTGTAGCACTTGTTACAATACTTGAAGATGAGCTAGTGTAGTTTGCTGTTAAACTATAATCATACCTTCCTAAAGCTAAATCAAAATAAGAATGTTCTATTGAAAGCGCAGCAGAAAATGTTAAAGGATCAACACTTCTTACTCTTGCAAATAATCTCTTAGACTCATTTAATGATAGTGTGTTAGTTTGTAATTTACCATAACCTATTGAATGGCTTTGAGTGCCTAATAAATTATTTGCAGTTGCAACAATAGTATCTGTTAAGCTATCTACTATTTCAATTGAATAAGGTATTGTGCTTGAAGCTGGTGTTATTGTAGCAGTAAATTTAAATCCTTCTTCATAACCATTTGTATACGCTTGTGTAAATATGTAATCACCATTACTAAATTGAACAGATGGATAAAGAACACCATTATAATGATTACAGTTAGAAGTGCCTGAAGTACAGTTAAAGGTTGTGTTGCTTAATTCAGTTAATAAATCTCCAGTAATTCTTCCTTTTGCTCTATGTAGCCACAAATACAAATTAGTCATTGCAGCAGAGTCTAGAAATTCACTTGTTTTAAAAGTTATATTATACTGTTCTTCAATTGCTTTAATAATATTCTTTACTGGTATAGCTGGTTTTAAATCTTCTGGAACTACACCCCTTTGTTGATGATGTGATGAATTTGTACTAATATTTAAACCATTGCTTAAATTAGCTGAACCATTTTGATTATCGTAAATATAACTTTGTGAATGTGCTATTAATGGATATATAATTGCATTGTTATAAGTAACTGAATCAATAACAAAATCTTTTCCATTTTCTAAAGCATCTTTTACATAATCAGCATCTGCATCGTGATTAAAGTTGTTTAACCAAACTAAATCACTAAGCTGGTCTTCATTAATCTTATCTTTAAAAGTTACTGTATTACCAAAGAATGTTACCTTATACATTGAAGGTTCTCCAAATTTCATTACAACTTCATTAAGCTGTATTTTACCAAACCTAAAATGTAAATGGTTTAATTCAATTCTTGATTCACAAAATACATTAGCATCAAATCCTTCTATATCTGGATTGTACCAATGCTTAAAAATCTTGTTATTAGTTTTACTTGCTGGTAAATTAAAAGTTCTACTGTAATCAGTAAACAGTTTATCTATATCACTAACATCTTGAATAACTTGAGTTAATGAAATTAATTCTTCTTCCATTAAATCAACTCTAACATAGTCTTGTGTAGTTGTTGTATTTCTTAACTGTGGCTGTATGTATAGAATAACTTTTTGCACTATCTAATATTGTTTACTAAAGCAAAAGATTTATCAAAACTCATTGTGTAATTAATTAACCTATCGTTTAAACCTGTTTTATAAGTAAATGAACTATCTTTTAAATTAACTGGATAAATATTAGCATTAGAATCTGTTAGCCAGATGTATTCACTAACCATTAATTCTTCAAAATATGGATTCATTAATTCATTAACAAAACCAGTATTTAAAACAACTGATTCTGTAGCGTTAGCATTAAATGTTTTCTTTGCGTGTGCTGTTGTTGAATACAAATTATATTCTGTTGTGATTCTACAAGGGTCTTCTGGTCTCGATCCAGGGTCAATATTTACTCTCCTTGCCTGAAAAATACTTGCATTATAATTTTCACTTCTTGATTCTAAAGTTTCTGTTGACTTCTTAAAAAAGAATAAATCTTGAATTGCTCCCCATCTATTTACAAATGTTATTTTATTTACTGAATATTTACATTCTTCAATACCTTTTAAATTTATAGTTTTAAAAGTTGAGTCATTATATATTACAGCTTTAGTTAAATCTTCTACATAAGTTTCAGCATATTGAGAGTATTGTATTTTTTGATTTTGATTGCCATTGTCAGAATAATTATCTTGTTGCAGTAAAGTTCCATTAGAGTTATAAAATTCTACACGAGTAACTCTTTCTACATTTACTGGTATAGTAACACGTGTTCCTTTATGATATTCAAGGTATGTTCCACTAATCATTGCAATAGGTTCAGTTGTGTAGTTTACACCTTCTTTAAATTTATTATACCCTTCTTGTGCTAAGTAAGTGTTTGTTGTTACTGAACCAATAGCTGTTCCATCTGATTCTCTTGCTGATGTTGTTACAGTCACCCAAATAGAACTTTTTTCTGAAGATGCAGAATAAAAACCAGTAAATATTTGCTCTATGTGATCGTTTACTATTTCACTTATATCAACAGTAACAGAATCTTCTGCTCCTAATGGTTTTTTCTGTAATGAGTAAGCTGCATATAAGTCATCACATAATTCTGATGATGTAGCTATACCACCAAATACAGTTATGTTAATTTGAAAGTAACTTAAACTGCTACTTGTTTGTTGTGGTGTTCTTATAAAGAAAGGGCTTCTTGTTCTAATTATTGTACTCATTTTTTAACTAATTCTTTTAATACATCATTACCATAGGAGACTGCAATATCATCTCCAAATCTTTTAATACCAGCTTCAAAAGGTTTTGTAAAAAACATACTTGGTCTTAGTCCTCTATTGTAGATGTTACTTGCTATAACATATCCTAAAGACTTATAACCACCTTTTTTATACCTTCCTTTATCATCTCTAAATCTTATATTTTTTCTTTGTGCAAATGCTGACATTTGATTTACAAAATCTTTAAAAGTTTTGTTTGATTTACCACTACCAAATCTAAATTTAGAATTTGGTGCTTGTTGTCCCTTTATTTTTGCGTTAGGTGAAACTTTACTTGGGTCTTTTCCTTTAACTCCTTGATCTTGGAAAACTCCATAATCTTCCATTAAGAACTCTACAGAATACCCTGTTGCAAATCTACCACCAGAACTTCTTCTTTGTTGTATGATATAATCTAAACTGTTGTATAACTTACCACCACCTTTTTTTTCTTTTGTCAGGTTACTTTTAGCTTGTTGTACAACATACTTTGCATAAGCTTCTATGGCTTGTTTAAATTCACTCATTAGCAGTAAGTCATTTCATCTTTAGCATTCACATCAAACGTTACTGCCCAGCCAGCTAAAGCATTATCAAATCTTTCAGTAAAGGGTTCACAGCTTGCTGCATTAGGCAATTCAAAATCTTGTTTGTATAGGTTGCTTTTTTGTAATACTCTTATAACTCTAGTAGCTAGAGCTGCTTGTGTATTTAACACGTCCTGTGTATTGTCATTCCCTAGAAATAAACTAGCATCTGGTTCTTTACTTACATCTACTAAATCCATTAGAAATAGTGTTACATTAAATGAAACGTGTTGTTGTTCTACAGTCATATTATTTACCATGATATGAGCTAATGGAAAAATACTTTGCTTACTTAAATCAATGTCTGCTATATCTCCAAAACTTACATTGTTGTTAAATGGTTCTGCATTTACTGCTGTCTTAATACTGTCTATTACGTTGTAAAAACTTTTCATGTGCTTTTTATATATAATGGTGTTCCTTCACCTAAATCTTCTTCTACAAATTCTTCTAAGTAATCAATGGCATCATCAAAGTCTACACCCTCTTTATGTATGATACAGTCTAAACACTTCCAATAGTCATAAATTACTCTCTTGGGTTTAGTTACAGTAATACCTAAAAAAGCATCTTCAAAACCATCTGCAAGCATTACATACTCATAGTCTTGTAAATCTTCTTTATTTATTATTATATCTAATATTTCTTCCCTTGTCATTTGTTTCTTTTTAGTAGGTGTTGCTCTAGTTCATATTTATCTTTTTCAAATGCTAACTGCATTAAACACTTATGTAATTTTTGTTTAGTTATTTCATTAAAGTGGAGGATGCTTCCATTTGCCAGTCCATAGATAGATTGATACCAGCCCCATTTTTGAGAGAATCCTGAAGTTCTTGAGAGATCGGCACTTCCGTTTGATTCGCCAAATAATTCAGGATATGAGTCTGTAATTCGTTTCTTAGTTTCCAAAAAAAAACCATTGAGCCAAACACAACATCTAAAGTCATTTGTTTCATGTTGTACTTATCAGCAGTTTCATATTCTTCTATCAAGTATTGATTCTTCTTCTTAAAAGTTATTGGTCTATATAATACACTCATTGCTTTGTGCATTAGTTGCCAGTCTGCTAAGTAAGTATCTAAGTCTACATATTCTCCAAAAGTCATGTCATCTAGCTTAGGTATAAAACCAAAGTCTTGATCTTGGTATTTAAATCTGTCAATGAACTTATTTTCTTTTTGATTAAATAGCTTAGATATTTGAACCACTATTGATTCTATATCTTTTGCTTTAATCAGCATTACTTGTTTCAGCGTTACACCACAGAATATTTCTATCATCTTCTGCTGTAAGAAGTTGTCTAGCTCCTTATCTTCTGCAACTTTTAACCATTGCTGGTACTGATCTAAAGTAACTTCGCTTAGTGATTCGGGTATGTTTAGTGTTAGCTTCATATTAGTTATCCGTTATAATGTTTAAAATGATATCCACGTTTTTAATATAAATGATAAGTTCCCCTATTAGGATTTTCTAATTCCATCATCATGGCATACCTAGCAGCATCTATTGCATGGTCTCCTGTCATAGGGTTTGGCTTCTGTAAACTATTGCCTTGTTTGTCTTTCATCCAGATATAACCTTCTAATTCTTTCTTTAGGTTTTTGCTTCTTGATGTTACAAATACTTCATTCTGATTTATTAGGTTAATACCATACACAATAGAATCTCTGCCTTTAGTTACTGGATAAACATCTACACCACTAAGTCTTATTTCTGCAATTGATTTAGGTTCTGCTGAATCTGCATAGATGTAACAGTCAATATTATTGTTCTTGATAAAATTAGATATGTCTCTATTTAACATTCCTGTTTTATAAAGCACTTCATCAAATATGTAGCTATCGTTGTATTTGTATAGTAAGCACATAGCAGAACTATCTACAGAATAACCAAAGTCTAATCCAGCACAAAGCAATCTAGCTTCTTCTGGTATCATGTCAATTTCTTTCCAGTCTGGAATGCAAGCACCTTCTAAACTTCCTACTTCACCATCTAAATAAACTCTACACCAATTCTTCCAATAGCTAGAAGTCTTTGCTTTTACTCTAGCTTTCTCTAGTTCGTTTACTATTGATTCTGGTAGTGATTCATTGTCTTTGTAAGTAAGTGTAATAAAGTCTGTATCAGATTGCCCTATCAATTCTTTGTCGACCCAGAATAAAGAAGTTGGATTATAATCTAGCCAAATGTTTTCAGATGTTCTTATACTTAATTCTTGGTAGCTGCTAAATGGTACGTTGTTACATTCGTTGATATAAAGATCTGTTCTTCTAGCACCTCTTAGTTTGTCAGGTTGGTCAGTAGAAAAGAACTCTATGTAAGAACCTGTCCAAAATTCGTATTTTAAAGTGCTTCTATTAAATTCTTTTTCCCTATACCTATTTAGACCTTTCATAATGCCTAAGAAGTCTTTTAAAGCACCTCTACGCAAATGTGGTATTGATTCACTAACTACACTTATTTCTTTGTTCTCGTGTCTTAAAGCATAGTCTATTAAAATACATAGAATTGCTATTGTCTTACCAGCACTAGATCCACCTCTTACAATCTTAGTTCTTTGATTAAGTTTCCTTAACCTTTTAACTGCTGTTGTTCTTTCTGGTTTCATCAATCAATAAACAGTGGCAAATCTTTATTTACTGTTATGTCTTTTGTTTCTGTTGGTTTTCCAAATCTTCTATCTAAGTATATTGTAATAGCTCTTAGATCACCTTTTTTAATTAGTTCATTAAGCTTATGTATTACTTCATCTTTATCTATAATTCTGTCTAACCTTTCTATAAGCTTATCTTCATCTGCTTTAGTTGGTCTACCAGCTCCTTTTCTTACACCACCATGTCCCATAATCTTGATTTAATCTTGTTTATTCAAATACTATTTCTTCGTTAGGAAGTGGTACTTCTACGTTAAACCATTCTTTTAGAAAGTCTCTGCATTGTGTGTGAAATACCTCTTGTTTAGTAGTGGTGTTTTCTGTTGATGAAGAAGGGACTTTGATAACTTCACTTGTTTCTGGATTTACCTTTTCTTCATATAAGAATAAAGACTTGTACAGATTGTGAGCTTTCTCTATGTCCCATGTTTCCCCCCATTCGTTTTCAACTGCTTGAATAGTAATTGGTATAACAACACCAAAGTAATAAGCGTTCTGTTGGTTGCTTCTGTGGTTTGTTTTTCTTTTCACTATTATTTCAATTTCTTTTCCTTCAAAGCTTTGTACAGCTTGTTTTACTTTAGCCCTGTTTCTAATTAGTTTGCCATTAACAACTTTTGATATAACTTTAATTTGTTTCAAGAGCCACAGCTAATACATTCTTCATCATCTATATCACAACTTCTTTCTGGATTGTTAGAAGGAGCATTTACTATTGCCCTAACCTTTTTACCTAAGTCTTGGTCATTGGGTGTTAAACCAGCTAAAAATTGTAGTTCTCTTAATATGTTGTCGTTATCTTTCATTTGGCTTTTTGTCTTTAAATATTTTACTTAGTTCATGTTTGTGTTTAGTTAGGTATTCTAGTAGTTTGGCTTTTGGCTGTTCTCTAACTTTCCTGTTCATATGCTTTATATAATTTGTTTAATGTGTTGTATAATTCTTTCACGCATGAGCCACAAGAAGAAGATTGTTTGTTTGCTTCAAATACTCTGTTGTATATCTCTAGCATCTTGTGTTGCTCGTCTCTGCTAATAACTTGTCTTTCTACTGACATGTAATTATGCAACCAGTTGTATTCTTCTTCTACTAAACAGTTCTGTTTGGTAGTGTAAGGGAATAAAGCATTTAGTTTAGCTTGTCTTTGATCGCATCCGCAGTCTTCTCCAGCTATCCATTTAACCAACTTATCTATTTTTGTTGCCTTGGTTACTTTAGCAATTGTATCTCCTAAACCTTTACTTTTCATTTATTTTTCTTTTTATTTCTTCTTTACATTCTTTGACAGTTTTCCAAACTACCTTATAACTAATCTTAGTTGCTTCAGATAATTTTCTAATAGATTGAAACTTGCTAGAGTACAGCTTAAACATCTTCTTGTGAAACCATTGAAACTCATTTACAACATCATCAATACTTTGATAGAATAAATTATCGCTTTCTTTTTCTTCTATATCGTTTTTAATTGGCATGCTTTTAGGTTCAGTTCTATGAATATTTACTACAATATCATGAAGTGTATTATAAACTATTCCATAATGTGGCTTACCCCCTATTATTATATCCGTAAACTTTAGCTTTTTTTTCCTTAATTTTTCATAAATTTTTATATACATATCTTGAACAACATCTTCTTCTGTGCTAATTCTGTATTTTGGCAACATTCTTTCTGCCATTATTAACCATGCTGGATGATTTCTGTATAGTATTTTTAAAACTTCATCGTTACTCATTTGTTCTTATATTTTTCTATGACATCAAGTAGATAGAATCTATCCCATTTGAAGCCATACTTCTTAGACATTTGAGTGGTTAGGGTAATCTTGTCAAATCGTTCTTGTCCTATCTTTTGAATAAGGTTGTCTCTGTAGGGTAACAGGTTGCCAGATAGGAAGTAGTTACATCGCTTGCATTGGCCATGAACATTATCTTCATTAAATTTTGTGGAGGGGTGGTTGCCAGCACTATAAAAGTGTCCAGCTTGGAGCGTAGTATATTTACCACAAGAAATACAGGGTTGGTCTTGATCCCTTGTTCTTATGAACTTATGAAAGTGTCGTACTGCTATCGCTTTTAATTGCGATACTGTTTTA